AAACTTATCTATCTCCAATTTCGTTTGGTAGACCTGACCCTATTGTTGAGTTTGCAGAAAAACTTAAACGTACAGGCGATACCGATGATTGGAAAGCAGGTAAGAAAATGGAGCCAAAGTTAAGAACTTTCGCACCGGTTATTGTAAGAGGTAAAGAAAGTGAAGGTGTTAAATTTTGGGGATTTGGTAAGACCGTTTACCAAGACATCTTAGGTTACATCGCTGACCCGGATTACGGAGATATCACCGACCCAATGAATGGTAGAGATATCGTATTAGAAATTACTTCAGCAGAAGAATCTAATGCAGCTTATCCAACAACAACTATTCGTGTTAAACCTTCTCAATCAAAGGTAGCTGATACAGCAGAAGGAATTCAAAGTGTATTAGAAAACCAAAAAGATATTACTGAATTATATTCAGAATTATCTTACGCTGAATTAAAAGGTGTATTAGAGAATTGGTTAAACCCATCAGCAGCAGTAGCTACCGATGATGTTGTTGAAGAATTGGAAGCACCAAAGGTATCCGCACCAAAACAACCATCAGTTGATTTAGGTGGAACATCTGATATTAGTGGTGATTTACCTTGGGAAAAGGAAGAAGCTCCAAAAGCGGCAGCACCAAAAGATGATGTAGCATCTGCATTCGATGATTTATTCAACAACTAAAATTAGTTACAAATGGCCAAAAGAGAAGAAGATTTAGCGAGTATTCTCGCTGATTCTCTAAACAAACAAAATAAGGATGGTAAGATTGCCTACTTCTTAGATGATGATGGGGGCGACGCTCCTACCAACGTTAAGGATTGGTTATCTACGGGTAACGCAATGTTAGACGTAGCAATTTCAAATCGTCCTTATGGTGGTTTGCCGGTTGGTCGTATTAGTGAGATTACGGGTTTAGAGCAGAGTGGAAAATCTCTGCTCTCCGCCCATCTCTTAGCAGAAACCCAAAAGAAGGGTGGTGTTGCAGTACTAATAGATACGGAAACCGCAGTAAGTAGAGAATTTTTAGAAGCAATTGGAGTAGATATCTCAAAACTACTTTACGTTTCAGTTGATACTGTTGAAGGTATCTTCGAAGCGTGTGAAACAATTATTGAGAAAGTAAGAACGGGTGATAAGGATAGATTAGTTACAATCGTAGTTGATTCAGTAGCAGCAGCATCTTCAAAGAAAGAGATGGAAGCTGATTATGATAAAGATGGTTACGCAACTGATAAGGCAATTATCATTTCCAAAGCAATGAGAAAGATTACCAATATGATTGGTCGTCAGTCAATTGCACTTGTATTCACAAACCAATTAAGACAAAAAATGAACGCAATGTTTGGTGACCCTTGGACAACATCAGGTGGTAAAGCATTAGCATTTCATAGTTCAGTTAGATTGAGATTAAAAAGTATGGGTCAATTAAAAGTTGGCGATAGAATCGTTGGTATAAAAGTAAGGACTCAGGTTATTAAAAACCGAATGGGACCACCATTGAGACACGCAGATTTTGATATCTTCTTTGATAGAGGTATTGATAACTACGGAGGTTGGTTGGCAGTTATGAAAGATGCTAAAATCTTAAAGCAAGCAGGAGCTTGGTATGAATACATTGATATTGATACAGGCGAAATTAGTAAATTCCAATCTAAAGATTTCACTAAGATGTTAGAGAACGAAGAACTAAAAGACCAAATCTATCGTAGGATTTGTGAGGCAACCATTTTACAATACAAAACAAATTCGGCAACGGATGAAGTTGAATCAACAACGGACGGAGCAAATGAGTCAGATTAATAAGAAGTATTTAGATATACTAAAACAAATAGATGAGGAACATAAAGGTTTTGGAGATTTGCAACGCAACTCGAAAACCTTAGTTATTGATGGTCTTAATACCTTCATTCGTTCCTGGTCAACCGCACCAAATCTTAACGATAATGGTGACCATATTGGAGGAATAGTCGGTACTTTAAAAAGTATCGGCTACGCCATCCGACTAATTAACCCTACAAGAGTAGTCGTAGTATTCGATGGTAAAGGGGGTTCAAACAGCAGAAAAGAAATATACGCAGGATACAAATCCGAACGAGGCAAGAACAAAATCAAAATGAGATTGAATCGTGCCGCTTCGGTTGAAATGAATCCTGAAGAAGAAGGCATCTCAATGAAACGTCAAATGACAGCATTGGGAGAACTTTTATCTGCGTTACCCGTAACCATTATGATTTATGATGGTATCGAAGCTGATGATGTTATGGCGTATATCGCTACAACATTAAAGAAAGATAACGAAAAGGTAGTGATAATGAGTTCGGATAAAGATTTCCTTCAATTAGTAAACAAAGATGTTAGCGCATATTCCCCATCTAAGAAAAAGATTTACACAATTGATGAAGTAAAAGAAGAATATGGATTTCATCCACATAACTTTATTAACTTCAGAATGATTGATGGCGATAAATCAGATAACGTAGAAGGTATTACCGGATTAGGCGCCAAAACGATTATCAAAGCATTTCCAATATTAACAGAAGAAAACGTTCATACAACCGAATCTATGTTAGAGTACATTGAAACTCTACCAAAGAAATCAAAAGCACATGAATTGTTTGAGAATAATTTGGAAATCTTAAAAAGAAATCGTAAATTGATGCAATTATCAGAACCGGAATTTAGTGGAAATCTTCGTATGAAAATTATGGATAGATTTGATGAAACAATTCCAAAATTTGATAAGCATTCGTTTTTAAAATTAGGATTAAAACATCGTATGTTAGATGCTTTCCCAAATATAAACGATTGGTTACAATCAACATTTTCACATATAAGTAAATTTTAAAAAATAAGTTATGACAGACAAAGTAGCACAACCATTAGGAGATAGAGTTCTTCTAAAAGAATCAGAAAAACAAAATGATAAAACAGCAGGTGGTATCATCATTCCAGATAGTGCAAAATTGGAAGATGTAAAACGTGCGCAAGTTATCAAAGCAGGACCTGGAATTTATACTCAAAATGGAACATTAATTCCAATGAGCGTAACCGAAGGTGATGAAGTAATTTTACCACCATACCATCAGGGTATTGAGGTTAAAGTTAATGGAGAAAAATATACCTTATTAAGAGAATCAGAAATCTTAATGGTATTAAAATAATTTTTAAATTAAAACATGGAGAAAAACTATGAAGTGTATTAAATGTATTAAAGTAGCCAAAGGTTACGAATTAGATGAAATCCGTAGAGTAGCAGATATTGATGCGGATGAAAGAGTAAAAGGTGGTTATTGGAAGTTTATTCCAAAATCAGAATGGAAGTTGGCAACTCGTAAACCGACCAAGTCCGACCAAGTTATCGACCAAGCTACCGACCAAGTAGTTGAGTTATCAATCGAAGAGAAGAAATTAGCAAGAAAGAAAAAAACTAAATAATGGAAGCAGTAGATACATTAACCAAATATGGCCAATCGTATCAATCTAAAGTTGTAGCTTCCCTTATATCAGATGTAAAGTTCTTAGAACAGGTAACTGAAATAACTAAACCAGCTTTTTTTGAATCACAAGCCAACCAATGGATTATTGGAGAAGTTCAACACTACTTCGATGAATTCCGTACATCCCCTACTATGGAGGTGTTTAAGATTAAGGTGGGCGAAGTTGAGGATAAAGTATTAAAGCAGACTGTTGTTGAACAACTAAAGGCTGTATATTTACAGGTTGGTTCTGAAGATTTACCATATGTTAAAAAAGAATACCTTACTTTTGCTAAAAATCAAAAAGTTAAAGATGCCCTTCTAAAATCGGTAGATTTACTCAAAGCAGGAAACTACGATAAGATTATAGATACGATGATGGCAGCATCCAAAGTTGGAGTAGAAAATGACTTAGGATTAGATTACATCGATAATTTCGAATTGATTATGGAAGATGTCAAACGAAATTCAGTATCGACGGGATGGGAAGTAGTTGATGAGTTAATGGATGGTGGATTAGGTCCCGGCGAATTAGGGGTTGTAATGGCACCTTCTGGTATTGGTAAGAGTTGGTTCTTATCAAAGATAGCTTGTTCAGCAGTTCAAAAAGGATTAAATGTTTTACATTATACTTTGGAATTATCTGAAAGTTATGTAGGACAACGATATACAACAATCCTTACAGGTATTCAAACATCCGAACATAAAGAACGTAAAGAAGAAATCGTTCGTAAGATTAAGAATACGCCAGGTAGAGTTCGTATTAAATACTATCCACCACAATTCGCATCTTCAAAAACATTATCAGCTCATATTGAAAAGTTAAAAGCAAGTGGATTCAATCCAAATTTAATTATCATTGATTACGCCGATTTATTAAAAAGCAGTAGTAATAGAGATGGATTATATGCAGAATTGGGTGGTATCTACGAAGAACTTAGAGGTTTGAGTGGTGAAACGGGTATTCCAATTTGGACAGCAACTCAAACTAATAGAGCAGCTATTGACCACGAAGTTATCCAAGCGGATTCAGTCGGCGATTCATATAAGAAAGTTCAAACGGCTGACTTCATTATGAGTGTTAGTAGAAAGACCAAAGATAAATTATCAAACACAGGTCGTATTCATATTGTAAAGAATCGATTTGGACCTGATGGAATGACATTTCCTGCTAAGATTGATACGTTTCACGGAATTATGGATGTGTTTGCAGCTAATTCCGCAGATGGAGTTATCGCAACAAAAGACTCTAAAAATGGAGAAAATTTAGAGAAAAAATTATTACATAAAAAGTATGTGGAGAATATGGGATAACTGAAAAAATGTCATATAAAGTTTTCTAAAGAAAAGAGAAAATTTTAATTTTAGACATATAGTTATACTTACACTTCAAAAGAAAATAGACCAATAATATGAGCAAATTATTTACTGAAAGAATCGCCTACAAACCATTTGAATACCCAGACTACTACAATGAAGGTTGGTTAAAGCAAATGCAGGCATTTTGGTTACATACTGAAATACCAATGCAGGGCGATGTGAAGGATTGGAATGAAAATTTAACAGAAGAAGAAAAACATTTAGTAGGTAATATTCTTTTAGGATTTGCACAAACGGAATGTGCAGTTTCTGACTATTGGACAGGTATGGTTACCAAATGGTTTCCAAAGCATGAGATTAGACAAATGGCAATGTCGTTTGGTTCACAAGAAACAATCCATTCAGTTGCATACTCATACTTAAACGAAACATTAGGATTAGATGACTTTGCAGGCTTTATGCATGATGAGGTTATGAAAGAAAGATTTGAACTTCTTACAAACACAACCGCAGATTGGACTCCCAAAGATTTACAAAAGAATCATAAGGCGAGAGTAGAAGTAGCACGTTCATTAGCAATCTTTTCAGCATTTGCAGAAGGTGTGGCATTATACTCATCATTCGCTGTATTATATTCTTTCCAAATGAGAAATCTATTGAAAGGTATTGGGCAACAAATGAAATGGAGTGTTAGAGATGAATCTCTACATTCAAAAATGGGATGTCAATTATTCAGACATATGTGTGAGGAGTTTCCTGAATTATTGGAGGAAGCTAAAAAGGATATTTACGAAGCAGCACTTATCATTAGAGATTTAGAACATAAGTTCATTGATAAAATTTTTGAAATGGGTGATTTAGAGAATCTTAAAGCAGATGATTTAAAAGAATTCATTACAAAGAGGGTTAATGAGAAATTAGCAGAATTAGGTTATAATCCAATACCAGGAGGAGATGATTACTTTGAATTTGATGAGAAGAAAGCATCCGAATTGGATTGGTTTTATCATCTTACGGGAGGAGTTACACACACCGATTTCTTCGCAATGAGACCAACGGATTATTCAAAAGCAGGAGAAGGTGAAAATTGGGATGATATATTTTAAATTATAAGTTATGAAAAATTACGGAGAAGAATATGGATGGGAAGTAGATGTCGATTTTCCTTATTGGGGAAACAATGAGATATATGTAAAAACCATATCCAAAACATATCTACAAGCCGGCGAAAAGCCAAAAGATGCATATTGGAGAGTTGCTACGGCAGTTGCTAAGAGATTGGATAAACCGCAATTGGCAACAAAGTTCTTTGATTACATTTGGAAGGGATGGTTATGTTTAGCAACACCAGTATTATCAAACACAGGTACTGATAGAGGTTTACCAATCTCTTGCTTCGGTATCGATGTGGGTGATAGTGTTTATGAAATCGGTTCTAAGAACTTAGAATTGATGTTGTTAGCAAAACACGGAGGTGGTGTTGGTATTGGAATCAATATGATACGACCTGCAGGTTCTAAAATCACCGGCAATGGAACAAGCGATGGTATTGTACCATTTGCTAAAATTTATGATTCTACAATACTTGCAACCAATCAGGGTAGTGTTCGTAGAGGAGCAGCATCGGTAAACATTAAAATTGAACATAAAGATTTTGAAGATTTCTTAGAGATTAGAGAACCTAAAGGTGATGTAAATCGCCAATCACTTAACTTACATCAATGTGTTGTAATTAGTGATAAATTTATGAAGAAATTGGAAGAAGGTGATAGTGATGCTCGTAGAAAATGGGGTAAATTATTACAAAAAAGAAAAGCAACCGGCGAACCATATATTATGTACAAAGGAAATGTGAACAAAGCAAATCCTGAAATGTATAAGAAGAATGGATTGAAAGTTCATATGACTAATATTTGTTCTGAAATCGTTTTACATACCGATGAACAACATTCATTCGTTTGTTGTTTGAGTTCTTTGAACTTAGCAAAATACGACGAGTGGAAAGATACTGATTTGGTTTATACATCCACCATTTTCTTAGATGGTGTATTGGAAGAATTCTTACAAAGAGCTAAGAATATGAAAGGATTTGAGAATTCAGTTCGTTCAGCAGAAAGAGGTAGAGCATTGGGATTGGGAGTTTTAGGATGGCACACTTACCTACAACAAAAAGGATTACCATTTGAAGGGTTACAAGCACAATTTGAAACTCGTAAGATTTTTTCTCAATTAAAGATTGAATCTGAAAGAGCAAGTAGAGATTTGGCAAACGAATATGGCGAACCATTATGGTGTAAAGAAAGTGGATTCCGTAATACTCACCTAAGAGCGGTAGCACCTACGGTATCAAATTCTAAATTGAGTGGTAATGTAAGTAGTGGTATTGAACCTTGGGCAGCTAATGTATTTACGGAGCAAACATCAAAAGGAACTTTTATTAGAAAGAATCCTGAATTGGAAAGAGTATTTAAAAAAATAGGTAAAAACACCAAAGAAGTATGGGATAAAATACTTGCAGATGGTGGTTCGGTGCAAGATTTAGATTTTTTAGATGAATGGTGTTTTTCGCAAGGAAAATTAGTTGAATGTAAAGAAGTATCGATAGATGAAAGAGCACATAGATGTAATTCGGTTAAAGATGTATTCAAAACATTTAAAGAAATTAATCAATTAGATTTAGTAAGACAAGCAGGTATAAGACAACAATATATTGACCAAGCAGTTTCTCTAAACTTAGCATTTCCTGCAACCGCAGAACCAAAATGGATTAATCAAATCCATATGGAAGCTTGGAAGCAAGGAGTAAAAACTTTATATTATATGAGAACCGAATCAGTTTTACGAGGTGATATCGCTGCGAGAGCAATGGATGAAACTTGTGTAAGTTGTGAAGGATAAACTTAAATACAATGGCTGAAAATCAATCAACAAAATTCAAAGAATTGACCGAAAAAATTAGAGAAGATAAAACTGATAAACCAAAAGGACCTATTAAGTTCCAAATTCAGTTAAATGAAGAACAAAAAGAAGCTAAAGAAAAGATTTTAAATAACGCCATAACAATACTAAGTGGTAAAGCCGGTAGTGGTAAAACATTATTAGCTTGTCAGGTTGCATTGGATATGTTATTTAAAAAGACGGTAAACAAAATCATTATAACTCGCCCAACGGTAAGTAAAGAAGAAATTGGATTTTTACCGGGTGATTTGAGAGAAAAGATGGAGCCTTGGATGCAACCAATATATTCTAATTTTTATCAATTATATAACAAAGAAAAGATTGATAAGATTTTAGAAAGTGGGCAAGTTGAAATTGTACCATTGGCATTTATGAGAGGTAGAACTTTCTTAGATGCATTTATTATCGTAGATGAGGCTCAAAACTGTACAAACGACCAAATGGAAATGATTACATCTCGTTTGGGATTAAGAAGTAAAATGGTTGTATGTGGTGATACGCAGCAAGTAGATTTAAAATATAGAGGAGATAGTGGGTTCAAATTCTTATTATCAGCTGCAAAGAAGATTAAGGATATGGATTCACAAACATTATTAACCAATCATAGACATCCAGTTGTAGACTCCTTATTGGATGCATATGATGATTTTAAAAACAAAACAAATGGTAACAGTTAAAAAATTTAGCGCCGTATGGTGTGGACCATGCAGAGCATTAGCTCCTGTTATGAACGAAATTAAAGGACAATTTTCAAATGTAAAATTTGAAGAATATGATGTAGATGTAGCATATGAAGAAGCTACTAAATATGGTGTACGTTCAGTTCCAACGGTAATAGTTGAAAAGAATGGGATAGAGGTAGATAGATTCGCCGGAGTACAGTCAAAATTAACATATATTAATTCATTAAATGAAAATTTAAAGTAAAATATTTGTGATTCTCAAAAAAAAGTGTTATATTAGACGTATGTTAAAAGGAGAAGCGCATCCAATGCACAAGCTGACTGAAAAGCAAGTATCTCAAATTAGAGAACTTTGGAAAGTAGGTCATCGTAATGTCAAAGTATTGGCTAGAAACAATGGAGTTTCGCCTGCTAACATTAAAAAAATAGTTACAAACCAAACGTGGACACATATGATAAAGTGGCCATACGAAAGGTAATAGTTATGTCAAACGAAGAAATCATTGAAGAAATTCTAGTAGAAGCTGCTGGATATGGATTACGAATTGAAGTTTTGGATACTGCAAGAAAATTGTTAGAAGAAAATCCAAAAATGGAAAGAATTAATGCATACGAAGAAGCTTATAATGAATGGATAAAATAGTTATATGAAGGTAGATGGAAAAGATTATTGCGATATATCCAAACTTTCAATCAGATTAGTAAGTAAGGATATAGCAAAAGATATTATAGTTAATAACCATTATAGTGGTATATGGACAAAAGTATCTTATGCAATAGGACTATTTCATATATCAAACGATGAACACAAATTCTTTGGTGGAGTAAACGAAAAACTTATTGGAGTAGCTTGTTATGGTGACCCGGTTGGCAGACATTCGGGCGCATCCATTTCGGAACTATTAGATAGAACGGAGGTTTTAGAACTTACCCGTTTATTTGTATTTGATGGATATGGTAGTAATATTGAAAGTTGGTTCGTTGGTAAATCATTCGAATGGTTAAGAGAAAACGCATCACATATCAAAGCATTAGTATCATATTCAGACCCAAAGGTTGGACACTTAGGAACAATATATCAAGCAACCAATTGGATATATCAGGGAAATAGAATCAGACCAAATGATAGTTGGAGTTTTAAATGGAGTGAGATTGATGAATGGCATCATAGTAGAACTTCATATGTAAAATATGGAACTAATGACCCAAAGATAATTCAAACAATGGTAACATCTCCATTTTGGATTAAAAAAGAACCACGCAAACATAGATACGTTTATATTTTGCTAAATGGAAAAGAAAAAAAGAAATTATTTAAATCATTAAAATACCCATCTCTACCTTATCCGAAACTCAATACTGAATTTGTGGAAGAGATATTTAAATTAGAGCCAATAAACTAAAGTTATGAAAGAAGAAGGCAAAAATTATTGCGATACATCCAAAGTATATATTGCACCAATTAGTAAAGATGTAGCAAAAGATATTATCGTAAAGAAACACTATACACATGCTTGGACAGCTTGTAGATATGCATTGGGTATTTTTTATAAAATGAATGAAACCAATGCACTAGGTGAAGATAATAAGTTAATTGGATGTTTAGTTTATGGATTTCCCGTTGGAGCAAGAGCAGCAACTTCTATTTCAGAGTTACTTACAAAAGATAACGTATTAGAATTAACTCGTCTATATTGCGATGATGGATATGGTTCAAATATTGAATCATATGCAATGGGACAATCATTCAAATGGTTTAGAGAAAATGATTCAGCAATCAAAGCACTTATTTCTTACGCCGATAACGGACAAGAACACTTAGGTGGCATTTACCAAGCAACCAATTGGATTTATCAGGGGTTAAATACTGATATTGCACTAATGCCAAATTATGGTATTTCACTATCAAATGACCCATTCAAATGGATTCATAGTAGGACTGTGTTTACAAAATGGGGTAGTGGTAATTTAGAACATCTTCGTAGAGAAATTGGTAAGGATGGTTACAAAGAATTTTGGAGAAGAGAAGAACCACCGAAGCATAGATACCTACAAATCATTACTGCTGATAAGAAAGAAAAGAAAGCAATTATGAAATCCTTTAAGCATGAAATTAGACCTTATCCAAAAGATACTCGTGCTTTCAATAAGGATATCCAAAATTGGAAAACAATCGCACCCGAAACGGAAATAGATACCAAATTTTGGTAATATCTAACTAATTGATTATCAATAGGTTGGATAAATATGTCCAAAATCTTTGGTAATATCGAATATAATTCGTATATTTGTTATACAAATGAGAGATAACTCATTAACATCGGAGGAGACCCCCTCCAAAAAAAATCAAAGGGAGAACACCCTATTAAATCAAAGGTAACAGTGACACCTTAAGTCACATAAAACAAAATCAAAATGATTAAAAAAACAATCGAAGCAAAAGTAGTTCCCGCTACGCTTGAAACTATTAGAAAGTACTCGGGTAAAATTTATGTAGATGAAACAAATTTACAAAGATTAATTGATAAATGGTCAGACCAGATAGCATCAGACCATATGACTGCATGTTTGAAAGGACATTCAAACATTTACACAATCGTATTAATTAGTATTAATGGAGTTATTAATTATTGTGAACAACTTATTCAAAGTTATGATGAAGGTTCTGCGCAATATGAATCTGTAAAAGATACTTTGGATTATTTAAACAATATTAAATCCAAAGGATATGAATATATAAATGTTGATGGACAGCATAGAACGGATTGTTATACTAGATACTTATCTAACCAATTCGTAATTAAACAATCGGTTGTAAATGAAATCCAAACCGATAAAGGCATCTTTGTTGAAGATTTAAAAGATAAGAAATTTAAAGAACTTCGTAAAGAAACGCAAGATGAAGTATTATCTACTCCACTTACATTAGTAGTAGTTAATTCAGGAACATTAAATGATTTGGTTGATATTACAATTTACACCAATATAGGAGAACCTTGGAATAAGCATGAGATGCGAGTTATTATTCCATCTCAATTTAATAGGTCTTTGCATGAATTTATGGCAAATAATCCATTATTAACTGCTATGTTTAAACATACTAAGAAATTGGATGGTGATTATTCTTTAGTTAAAAAAGGCGATTCTTTAATTATATGTGAATGGTTTGCGTATCACTATAATGTAAAACAAAACAACATTTATTTATGGCCAAAGGAAACTACTTTGAATAAATTATGTTCAATTGAAGGCCTTGATAATTTTACTAAAGCTAGATTCACCGAAGCTAAAGGTTTAATCTCATCTACAATTGAATTAATTAATAATGGAGGTAGTATTAAACATGAACGTAGTTTCTTAGATAATGCTTTCATTTTTATGAATATTCTTCAAAATGCAAATCATCCATTAAATCCAATAGGTAAGAAAATCAATATTAATGATTATCATAAATTCTATGATTGGTTTGCTAAAATGGAGGCAAAACTTCGTTTGGAAGATTTTTATGTTACGGTAAAGGGTAAAATCGTAATTGAACCAATCACTGGTAAAAAGATGACAAATTCCGAATCATTTAAGAGAAAGTGTTCAGCTAAGAAAGTCGATGATATTCAACTTCGTTCTGAAAAAATGATTACAAAATTTGCAGAATCATATGATACTTTATTTGCAGAAGGAACTATAACGCCAATTGATACAAAAAATTATACTAAACAAGATAAATTAGAAGTAGCCATTGCTACCGATTTTATCGATGCGGATGGTAAACCTTTTACATTTGAAGATTTAATGGGTTCAAATTCTATCATAGAAGGTGACCATAAAACAGCCAGAGCAAAAGGTAATGAAACATCAAAAGCAAATTTAGTTTTAAGAAATAAAACGGCAAACATTAGAAAATCCGATAAAACAATAGCAGGTAAATAATATGAATAAATTTTGGGAATCAGAAGTAGGAAATTACGATAAAAAGGTATTGATTGTACCAAATTACACTCACTTCGGAGAGGGTAAAAATATAAATGCAGATTCATTTGTATTGGTAATGAAATCTTTTTTAGATAATGCTGGGTATGATAATCTACAATTTATAATCCCATATCCGAATGGTAGCATGCCAACGGATTTTATGAAATACAAAAATGTAAAACTTATCAATATGGGGAACGTTTCTACGTTTCCCCCATTGATGAGAATTCAATTTCCCGATTCGGCATTTAAGAAAATCTTTTCGGAGGAAGGTATTGATATTATTTGGTCACATTTGCCGGAGTGGACAAATCAATTGTTAATTGTTAGAAGATATAACACAGTTACTCAACCCGTTTTGGGTTATTGTCATTGGTGGGAGATTCCTGAAAATGGTGCATATAATCACAACTCATTTTGGAATAACGTACAAGGTATGTTAAAAATGAAAGTATGTGGAGTTAACTCACAATGGGTAAAGAACTTAATTATAAAAAGAGCATCTGAATTCATTAATCAACAAACATTAGACAAATTAGAACAAATCATTCAGCCTTGGTATTTGGGATGTGATGAATTTGTAGAAGGTAGTGTTAGACAAAAAACTATTTTATTCAATCATAGAGCAGATGGTTATACCGGAGCTGAATGGTTTTTTGAAGAGATGGATAAATTATGGGAACAAAGACAAGATTTTAAAGTATTAACTTCAATCGCTAGCGTAGCAAAACCATATACCGAATCTATAAGGCATCCTAATAGAGAGCACTATTTAAACAATGTAGGTAGTGCAGATGTTGGGGTTGGTTGTTTTACAAAATACTCCGCATGGAGTATGAGTACAACCGATGGATTAAGTAGAGGAGTTCCATATATTTTACCAAAAGAATTATGTTATGAAGAAATGGTTGGTAAAGATTATCCATTGTTATACAAAGGTAAAAAAGAATTTGTAAAAATACTTACTGATTATTTAGATGGAAAAATAGAAAGACCAAATACAAAACCAATTGCTGAAAAGTTGTATTGGAAAAATCAACTAAAGAATTGGAAAATTGATTAATTTTTAATATATTTGTAATATGAAATTTTGGGATACAGGCGAAGAAACAAACACAACCACATTTGATTATGATGTGATGAAAAAGAAGTTCATTGAAAATTTGGACTATCTTAAAGAAATGTCAGTAGAGGAACAAACTCTATATAAGAAGTGGATTGAATGGAATGAGGATAGAGTTTCTAATATGAAACGTTTGCCGGCCCTACAATCTTATTATGATTCTTTGTGGAAACCAACCGATATTACTAATAAAGAATTAACTATTTCAGAAATTGAATCAATTGACCCGTATGTTGAAATAGTAGAAGATGACCCAAAAGAATCGACCCGTTGGACCGAAATTCGTAAACTAATTCATACAATGGAGTTTTCTGCTAACCCTGGTAGAAACGTAAAGATATACGTTAAAGATAAAACAAGTGGAAAGATATTAGGACAGATTTGTTTAGGTTCTGATATTACTTCATTGGGTGTTAGAGATGAATTCATTGGTTGGAGTAAAGAAGATAAATTTGAAAAGGGTAAATTAAATTGTACATCTATTGCTACAACTATTGTATCAACTCAACCATTTGGATATAACTTCTTAGGAGGTAAGTTAATTGCAGCATTGGCAACTGCACCTGAAATTAGAGCATATTGGAAAACTAAATATGATAATCCATTAGTTGGAGTAGGTACAACATCTTTGTATGGCATTCACTCACAATATAATGGTATTCCGCATTTCAAAACATTAGGAGAATCTAAAGGTAAGATTTCTACAAAGCCAGATGATTCAGTTTACGACCCGTGGCATCAATGGTTAAAAGAAAATCGTGCTGAATGGTATAAAACGCATATTATGGATGAGAGAGAAAGAAATGGTGCTAATATGGGTTACGAAAAAAATGGACCTGTAAGTGGAATTAAACAAAAGATTATTCAGGCAATTTTTAAAGAATTGGGAATTAAAGGAAATGCTTATGACCACGGATTCCAAAGAGGTGTTTACTTTGCACAAATGTATCAGAATGGTAATGATTTTCTTTGTTCTAAAATAGAAGAAAAAGATTTAGTATTAAATGAAAAATTTGCTAAAGGAAATGAATACACTATTAAATGGTGGAAAGATAAAGCCATTAAAAGATATACAAAACTACACGAAGAAGGTAGAATTAAACCGGAAGTATTGTTCTATGTGAATGCAATCGGAATGACGTGGGAACAAATGAAAGAACATTATTTAAAAGAAGTAGGAAGATAATATGTATCAAAACATCTATTACGAAAGACAAAAGAATTTAATTCATCTATGGGATGATAAAAGTGGATATCAAACTTTTCCATACCGAAAGTATGCTTATAAAAAAGACCCATATGGAGAATATCGTTCTATGTATGGTGATAAGTTAACTAAAGTTGGTAAATGGGAAAAGGAAGATGCTGAAGATTTATTTGAATCGGATGTTCCCGAAACAACGAGAGTGTTGGTAGATATATACGATAATGATTTACCATCAGTTGGACATAGAACTCTTACATTTGATATTGAGGTAGAAATGATATCAGGTCTACCAAACACACGAGAAGCAAAAAACGAAATTACTGCAATTGCTGCACACGATGGAGCAACTAAATTGTATGATGTATTCGTATTAGATAAAGAAAGAAAAGTAAAAAATAATGCCAAAAACTTTAACAAAGATGGTAGAGAAGTCAGCCTCCACATTTTTGACAATGAAAAAAATTTACTACATGCTTTCCTTAATTACTATGAGGAAATTAACCCAACGATTTTAACGGGTTGGAATATAGATTTCTTTGATATTCCGTATTTGTATAATAGATTAAAGAATGTATGCGGTGAGGGTAACGCTAAACGATTATCGCCAATTGGACAAGCATTCTGGTCTCCATATAGAGAGAAATTTAGTTTTGGTGGTGTAGCAATTTTGGATTATATTAATCTATATAAAACTTACACATATACATTGGAAGCATCTTATACATTAAATTACATTGCTACTAAAGAATTGGGCAGAGGTAAAGTTGAATATGAGGGAAGTTTGGATGATTTATTTGTAAATGATTTAGAAAAATTCATTGAGTATAACATTGTCGATGTGGATTTAGTTGTGGCAATGGATGATAAACTCCAATTCATTGAATTATGTAGAGCTGTTTGTCACGCCGGATATGTGCCATATGAGGATTACATCTATTCATCAAAATGGTTAGAAGGAGCTTGCTTAGGGTATCTGAAAAAGAAAGGATTAGTAGCAACCAATAAACCAAAAGATAGAAAGGAAAGGATGCAAGCACTTCGTGATAACAACGAAGAGAAATTCATTGGAGCATATGTAAAAGAACCCATCGTTGGTAAGTATGATTGGATTTATGATTTGGATTTAACATCACTATATCCATCAATCATTATGACATTAAATATCAGTCCCGAAACAAAGGTTGGTAAGATTCAAAATTGGGATGCAGAGGAAAATATTAGAGGAGTAGAGAAGGTGTATAAGCTAGTGGGTAACGATGGTGATACTTACGAATATACTACACAGGAATTAAAAGAAGTTATTAAAGATAGTAATTTAGGTGTTGCTGCAAATGGAGTTCTTTATACACAAGATAAACCGGGTCTAATCGCAGATATTTTAAATGATTGGTTTCAAAAGCGTGTTGAGTTTAGAAAATTAGAAAAAAAATATGGTGAAGCGAAAGATACGGAAAAGTATGAATTTTATGCTAAAAGGCAATTGGTTCAGAAGATTCTTCTTAATTCTATGTATGGTGTGCTTGGTCTTCCTGCCTTTCGGTTTTATGATATTGATAATGCTGAGGCGGTTACGATTACAGGTCAAACTGTTATTAAGAAAACAGCAGAAATGGCAAACATCAAATATTGGAAAGAACTCGGAACTAAAGAAGATTATAATGTGTACATCGATACTGATTCCATTTATATGATGGCTGAACCATTAGTAAAGCATCGTTATCCCGAATATAAAGAATTTGATGAAAAACGAATGGCTTCCGAAGTAAATACAATTGCTGAAGAAACACAAACATTCTTAAACTCATTCTACGATATGTTGGCAGAGAGATTCTTTTTCATTCCAAAAGATAAACATAGATTTGAAATCAAAAAAGAATACATCAGTAAAGCAGGATTTTGGGTAGCCAAAAAACGTTACGCACAATGGATGGTATTGAAAAATGGTATTCCATGCGATAAATTGGATGTTAAAGGATTGGATGTAGTTCGTTCATCATTCCCCAAAGCATTTCAGGACCAAATGAGTGGTATGTTAAAGGATATCCTAATGGGTAAGGATAACGAATATGTTGATAAAAAATTATTAGCATTTAAAGCTAGTATGGCTACTTTGCCTGTTAATAAAATAGCAAAGGGTGGAGCAATTAAAGAATTGAGTAAATATGATAATGGTAGTTGGAGAAAAGATAGTGGGTTATCAATTGCATCTTTTGAGAAAGGAACACCTGCACACGTTAAAGCAGGTATCACTTACAATCGACTATTGAAATTCTTTAACGCACCATATAAGCATGAACCAATTAGAGATGGTGATAAAGTAAAATGGGTATATCTTAAAAACAATCCATTAGGATTGGATACTGTGGCTTTTAAAGATTATAATGACCCGAAAGAAATTATGGAATTCGTAGAACAATATATCGATAGAGATAAATTATATGTTTCGGATATGGAAAACAAAGTAGATGATTTCTATACCGCACTTAAATGGCAAAAGGCTTCAACCGAAGCTCTAACCGCCAAAAAGTTTTTCTCATTTTAATTTGGAACATTCGAAATATTTTCTTATATTTGTAACAATAAAAATAAAATTTAAAAATTAGATTATGAACAAAAACAATTTACAAAGATTCATTCAGAAGTATTCACTAGGTGGAGTAATTGAATCAGTAGCATGGAACGCAGAAGGAAACAAATTATCTGTACGTTTCATTTCAGATGACAAGACAATGCTGGGTGAAGTGGATTTTAATGGCTTTACATCAAAACCATTCAATGTTGGTATTTACACTACATCATTGTTAAAAAATTTATTAGGTATTTTGGATAACGATTTATCTTTAAATGTTGATATGGCTGGCGATAAAGCTACTGTATTAAAATTGGTTTCAGAAGAAACTGAAACTTCGTATCAATTGGCTGATTTAGGTGTGATTCCTGCGGTACCTGATTTAAAAGTATTGCCGGAATTTGGTATCTCAATTGAGATGGCATCTACTATGATTGATAAGTTTATCAAAGCAAAAGGTGCATTAAGTGATATCGATACATTCACTGTGTTTACTGAAGGTGGTGATTTGAAGATGGCAATTGGTTATTCATCTATCTCTACAAATAGAGTAACATTCACTTGTGAAAAAGGATACGCTGATGAAGTTAAACCTATTTCTTTCTCCGCTAAATATCTTAAAGAAATCTTAACGGCAAACAAAGAGGCAACCGCTGCTAAACTTAAAGTATCAGCAGATGGATTAGCACACGTTGAATTCATTATCGATGAGTTCGTATGTAAATATTATTTAGTAGAAATTTCAAATTAATAAAATGACAGAGCAATTAGAACTATCCCCACAAGAGGAATTACAACAACAAGAAGCAGGTAGTATTGGAGTAACTGAATCAAAAGCTATCGCAGATGCAGAGTGGTGCTTTCAATTCTTTAATAATGAACCAATAGTATTTGCTTTTTCAAATGAAGGAGAAGTGGCAACAACATTATCTTTACAAATTGAGCCAATAGAAAATGAGGGATTAAACTTCCAACAAAACGGAATGACTTTTAGAATTTTCCCAAGACCAATTAGTGAAGAAACAAAAAAAGAAAGAAAAAATGCAAGTCAAAATAAAGAAGCTTAGTCCAGAAGCAGTTATACCACAATATGCAAAGGATGGTGATGCTGGTATGGATTTGGTAGCAACATCAATAAAGTTTGATGGTACACAAATTACATACGGAACAGGATTATCAATGGAAATTCCCAAAGGATTTGTAGGATTAGTATTTCCTCGTTCATCTATTCGTAAAACTGATTTATCATTAAGTAATTCAGTAGGTGTAATCGATAGTGGATATAGAGGTGAAATACAGGCTACATTTAACCAAAAAGCTTTATCTAAAAATGGTAGTCTTTTATATGGGGTTGGTGATAGAATTATGCAAATTATAATCATACCATATCCACCCATTGAATTTGAAGAAGTAAATGAATTAAATAACACCGAAAGAGGCGAAGGCGGATTCGGTTCAACTGGAAAATAATATGAGTTTTTTCGCAAACGATATAAACAAAAGAGAGCATAGCTTGTGGGTGGAGAAATACCGCCCACAAACTCTTGCTGACTATGTTGGTAATGAAACCATCAAAGAAACTATCCAACAATATTTGGATAACAACGATATTCCGCATTTATTACTTTATGGTAAAGCGGGTACGGGTAAAACTACATTAGCAAAGTTAATTGTAAACACAATCAAATGTGACCATATGATTATCAACGCATCGGATGAGAACAATGTGGATACCGTTCGTAACAAAGTAAAGAATTTCGCATCATCGGTAGGTTTTGCAGGATTTAAGGTTGTGATTTTGGATGAGTTTGATTATATGACTCCAAACGCACAAGCAATCCTTCGTAACTTAATGGAAACATTCAGTAAACATTGTAGATTCATTTTAACATGTAACTACATTGAGAAAATCATTGACCCGATTCAGAGTAGATGCCAATCATTTGCAATTACACCTCCAACTAAAAAAGATGTAGCGGTTCAGGTTTCTAAGATTTTGGATAAAGAAAATATCAAATATGATTTGAAAAATGTAGCTGATATTATTAGTTCATATTATCCAGATATTCGTAGAATATTAAATACTTGCCAATTGCAATCAGCTAAAGGTGAATTAAAAGTAGACCATGCAATTATGGTGGAATCTAATTTCCAAACCAAATTGATTGAATTACTAACATCATCGGATGATAAACGTAATCTATTTATGAAAACCAGACAGGCGGTAGCAGATAATCGTTTGAATGATTATTCAGAAATGTACACTATGTTATATGATAAAGTAGATGAATACGCATCCGGAGATAAGGCAAATGTAATACTTACTATTGCAGATGGATTATCAAAAGATGCTTTAGTAGTAGATAAAGAAATAGTGTTTATGAGCACAATTATTCAAATTTTAAATATTATAAAATGATAGACCAATTTAACCAACCACAAATCGATTTAAAAGATACGAGAGATGTAGCATGCGAATGTGGTAACCTAATCTTTATGCCGGGTTATAGATTTCGTAAAGCATCTAAGTTATTAACTGGCGGTGATAAAGATACTGTTATGCCATTTGAAGTATTCTTATGTACAAATTGTGGTAAACCATTGCAGGACTTTTTACCTGAAGAATTAAAAATTACAAAAGAAGAAAACTAATGGCAGCTAAAAAGTTATTCGACCATCTTAATGCAATTACGGCGGAACAAGACCCAAACTATTTCGATAAGTTATCGGAAGAGGATTTGAAATCGTGGAGTAACTTTATGATTAATCGATTCTTGTCTATGAAGCCGGAATGGGTTGAACTAATTGCATCATTATTACCTTTAACTCAAACTCTTCGTCCAAAGGAGATGTACAAATTGTATATAAATGTTCTACCAAAAGGTAAACAATATCTGAAATATATAAAAGGTAAATCGGAAGATAAATATGAGGAGTTTTTAGTGGAGTTAATTAAAAAAGATTTTGGAGTACCCGAATCACAAGCATTGGAATATATTGATATTCTTTATTCAACTAGAGAAGGTAGAGAAAATATTAAATACATTTGTGAAAAGTATGGTATAGATAAAAAACAAATTACGAAACTGAAATTAAAGATATAATTCTTTGGTTTATTTAAATAAATTTCGTATATTTGTTATATGGCTAGAGTATCATTTTCACAATATAGTATGTGGAGCAGTTGCCCACATCAATATAAACTAAGTTACATAGATGATTTAAGAGAATCATCATCCAACATACATTCTGTATTTGGTTCAGCAATGCACGAAACATTGCAAGAATATTTAAGTAGATGCCTTCGTATCTCCAAATCACAGGCTGATAAGGGAATGGATACGAAGGCTTTCCTTAAAGAAAAAATGAGAGAGTTTTTTCTAAAAGAATCCAACGAAGGTAAAGACCCTATATGTTCTAAAGAAGAATTGGTAGAATTTTTAGAAGATGGAAATCTCATTTTAGATTACTTTCAAAAACCAAAAAATTTCAATAATTTCTTTTCTTTAAAAGATGATGAGTTAGTTGCAATTGAGCAACCCATCAATACTAAAATTTCAGAAAATGTAAACTTTTTGGGATTCATTGACTTTATTGTTAGAAGTAAAGCAACTGGCAAATATCGTATTACCGATTTCAAAACATCTACAAAAGGTTGGAGTAAGTATCAAAAATCAGACCCGATTAAAAATACTCAAATACTTTTATATAAGAAATTTTATGCAGAGATGTTAAAAATTTCTGAAGATATGATTGAAGTTGAA